TATACAAAATTATATGCGCAACAAATTCTCAATTATATCAATATAAGCTTGTTCATCACCAGGAGAATATCCAACTTGTTGATACACAATTGCTCCCTTTTGATCGATTATAACAGTAAAAGGAATAGTTTTTGATGGATGGTATTGTGATACAACTGTGGTATCAGTGTCGTGCAGCGCGGTAAATACATAATTTCTAGCTCGTATATATGACTTTGCCCGTGAAGCATTTCTAGCTGCGTCGATGCTTACAACAACAACACTAACATTGTTCTCTGCATATTTTTTTGCAATTGTATTTAAATGTGGTAGCTCCAAGGCACACGGTCCACACCATGTTGCCCAAAAGTTTAATATTATAATTTCACCACGGTGTTCTGACAAGACGTAGGATCGACCATTAATATCACGTAGTGTGAAATTAGTTGCTAATGGTTTAGCTGCCACCGCTTGCGCGGAATAAACCGCTGCAAGTAGTGTGAGTAAAATTAATATTTTTCGCCAATATATCATAAGTTGTTTTGTGGAATCATAGCAATAATATGATTTTCGAGAACAAGATAATGTGTTGTATCATCAATATTTACCTCTTCTATCATGTGTCTTGTGACTACTGCTATGCAGTTCTCCTCTAGTTCTATTTTACAGTCATTCGCCCAATCAAGCACTTCTGCTCTCACGTAGGCAGACTCCTCTGGCTCATAATCTTCTGGTAAAAGAATATTGGAATTCTCTTCAATTTGGTTTACTATAGGTTGTATTAAAACGTACCTATTACATGGAACAATCATTTTATCCTCCTTATCCGCATTTTGACCAACCACAATTATTACAGGTGATGCACCCTTCAATATATATTAAAGAATTAGATTGACAAGAATCGCAGATAATACCATTTGCCTTGGAGCCATCTGTAATATGGCTTTTAAGTACTCTGGCAATACATTTTGCAAAACTAAACATATCGCTATCTCTATCTTTGTATAGCTGTTCTACAACATATTGTATATTTGCGCCATGTCTCAAGCCCAATGAAATTAAGCGAGTAAATGCAGAGTGATTTGGATTGTCGAATACTTTTACAATATCTTTAATTATAATTTCATCACCATTCTCTCCAAATTTTAAATCGTATTTAGAATTCATGGTCTTGCGAGGATGTTTAATTAACGTTCCTTCCTTGTATTTTGTAGGAATTTCAACATATGTTGATAATCCGCCCATAACTTCATATGGTTTATTGTCAAAAATACCAACCAATACTACCCATTTTTCACCTTCGATAGTGGCGTGGTGTATGGTACAAGGTAACTCTGTTGGTCTTTTTGTAGCAGTGTGGTGCGGGAATCTAGCATCGGTTTCAAGCTCGGATATTAGAACACCAGAACGCGAACCTTCAACATAAACTGTTATCCCTTTAAGTCCCGCTTTCCATCCTTGAAAATATAAATCCCCAACAATATCTGTGGAAATGTCCTTTGGAAGATTTATAGTAGAGCTAATAGAATGATCAATATGTTTTTGAATAACAGACTGCACATCAACTCTTCTTTGCCAATCAATCTGATCTGATTCAATAAAAAATGATGGTACCACATCACTCCCATACAAATCAAAAAATTCTTGTACGTTATGGTGAAAAACTTCATATTCAAGCCATTTGTCTCCCAAGTCGTCTACAAAATCAGGCTTAATATCATCCTCATTGTGCGATAATTTTCTGCGTCTAGTGTATCTGTTTCTAAATACAGGCTCTAATCCTGATGATGTTTGTGACATAATGGATACAGAACCAGTAGGGGCATTGGTCAATATCGATATATTTCTTCTACCACACTGTGCAATTAGAAGTTGCAATTCTTTTGGTAGATTTTGTATAAAGTTGTTTTTTCTTTCCTTGTCCCAATTAAACACTGGGAAGCTCCCTCGTTCGTCGGAGAGTCTCGCACTTTCTGTATAAGCAGAAATTTTTAAAGTTTTATATATACGCTCAATAATCTTTAAAGCATCATCACTATCATATGATAGACGTAAACACGCAATTGCATCAGCCAGTCCGTGGGTGCCTAGCCCTGTTCTTCTGCCATTTATACAAGCGTTTAATAAATTTGTCCACAGCTCTTTTTCGTCTGGTGTATCACACACGTTGATTATGTTTTGTAATTTTTCGATTTCAAGTTCTACTAAATCATCTGACAATCTCATCGCGCTTGTAACGACTTTTTTAAAATGTTTAAAGTCAAAACGGGCGTCGTCTTCAAATTTGTTTTTAACAAAGTTTTTTAAGTTAATAGATATCAATCTGCAACTATCATAAGCAGACAAGGGAATTTCTCCGCAAGGATTTGTTGTTAAAGTCTTAAACCCATCATCGGCATATGATTCCGCAGGGAGATATTTTTGAACATTCCCCCACATTAAAAGTCCTGGTTCCGCTGTTTTCGTCGCGGATGCTATAATCGTTTGCCAAAGCTCGGAGGCTTTGATTGTGCGGCTATATTTAGGTTCGCTAGAATCAACGGGATATCGAAGTGTAAAGTCTTCATTTGCCTCTACCGCTTCCATAAAATCATCAGATATTTTAATTGAAACATTGGCTCCGGTCACTTTTGTTAAATCGTGCTTCATAGTTATAAATTTTTCAATATCGGGGTGGCGCACGTCCATACTAATCATAAGAGCACCACGACGACCATTTTGCCCTATCATTCTACAGATATAAGAATAAAAATCAGCAAATGACCATGCACCAGTTGTGGTTCCTGCAGAATTATTAACGGTTGTTCCTTCGGGGCGCAAATTGCTAATATCAACTCCTACGCCACACCTTCTCTTAAACAGATTGGCTAGATATTTGCCAGAATCGACAATAGAAGAGATATTATCTTTAGGAGAGTCAACAACTACACAATTAGATAATGATACATTGACATAATTATTTCCAATGCCCATCATGGGAGAGCCTTGAGGCACAACATATTTAAAATTTTCAAATAAAGCTAGTATCTCTTCATACGATAAGGCTCTATCGCTGCCAAACTGTTTTTCAATTCTCGCAAATTCTTTTGCCAATCTTTCATGCATGTCTTGCGGTGTTGCTTCATCATAACCTGATTCCTTGTTTTTCAATGCATATTTAGTGATCCAAACATTTGCAGCTAGCTCATCCCCATTAAAATACTCTAATGTCTTTTCAAATATTTCTTCTTTATGCATTGCCGCTCTCCTTGCTTTTCCTATAATTTTTATATTTTTCTTTAAGATGTTGCTCTTGTTGTTTTGCAGAGTTTGCAAGCACTGTTTCCATGCTTTCTGCATTCGGGGACAAAACTTTAATCATCACTTTGCTTAAATCCATATATGCAGGATAAACAAGCCCGTCTGGTCCGAACCTATTCTTGGCTACAAAAATTCTGCCAGTATTGCTGCTTTTATCTTCAATTGTTCTCGACATCGAAAAAATAAAATCAGCAACAAAACATTTACTATACGCCTCGGAAATAGACTCCATTGTAATAACCTCGGCATTGAGCCCACTTCTATTGGTCTGACTAGCGGTCCATACAGGACATTGATATTCTTGCGCAATTGCTCTTAAATCCTCATATATGCTTTCTAAATCGTGCCGCTTTTCTCTTGTCATCACAACAGGGCGAAGTAAGTCTGCGTAATCCACAATAATCATATCAGGAGCAATGTCGCGTTGTTTCAGCCTGTCTAAATGCACCCTAAGACTTTTTGTACTCGCGGACTTAGTGGGATATTCTTTAATTATTAATGAGCCCTCAATATTTTGGACGTTTTCATATATCATTTCTTTAAAAGAAAATAAATCCGTTAACGGAACTCCCGTCATGCAACTATCATATCGTGCGCCAATACTTGTGTCTTGAAGCTCCAATGTATAATGAATAACTGTGTTGCCCAGCTTTAAAGCTTGCGAGCCAAGATGTACCAAAGCCATGGATTTGCCTGCACCTGTAGGGGCAATGACAACGCCTAATTCACCACGACCAATGCCATCTTGACACAAATCATCAATTTCTTGCCATCCAGTTGTAATTGGTCGTCTTGTCTTAATTTCAAAGCGCTTTTCAAAATCTTTTATATAATCATATCCATAATCAGAGCTTTCTCCTTGGCGCAGCGCATCATTTACAACTTTTGATATCTCATCGAATGATGATGTTTTTAACAGTCTCACGCTTTTTATCATAGCTTCTTTGAGAACTTGCTTACGACAAAAATCTAATGCTGTTTGCTTTATATAATCAGAATCAGTAACTTCTGTATTATATATACGGGCAAAGAAATGCCGTGTTTGATTTTTCACAGCTTCATTCTCATCTTCAAGTTCAGTTCTAAAGATAGAAGTCATTATTTTTGACGATGGATGTACTTTATACTTTTCTTTATATTGAAAGATCTTTTCTATAAAAACTTGTAAATATTTTAATTCAAAATATTCTGTTTTAAGAACTTCTTGCATTTGATCGCAAAAAGCACGATCATTTAAAATTAAAGCCGCAAGGCTTTCTTGAAAAACCTTGCCGTAACGACTAAAATCGACTACTTCATTGGTACTCAATATATGCTCCGCTCTGTAAATAATATATTCTGATATGATGTTCCTGTCAAGCTATTACTGCTTTATGGACATCATTAAATCATATGCTTCTGATTTTAAATCAGATAATTTTTCTAAATATTCTGTTCTTCGTAAAACCTTAAAGGCTAGATTTTCAACAGAGTATATTCCCTTCTCATCGAGCCCCGATTGTCTCATTTTTCTAATTTTATTTTTTATCTTTTCAGCATAATCGTGCGCTTCTTTATATTCGCCCTTTTCTATTAAGCCGTCAACTCGATCAATTTGATCTATCAAAGACGCTGCTTTAAGCTGTATATTGTCTCTATCTAGAGTATATTCTTCTCTGATTGGTTTTTTAACCCATTCATCATTTAAAATAGAATATACACCAGATGATTCATGCGGGTCATCATGTCCTTGAACATAAATTTCAACCTCAAATCCTTTAATGTAGATGTCATGAACTCTGTTCCATATGGATTTTTTAGCATTTAGAAATTCTCTAACTAAACCCACATCTACGTTAATATCGGCTAAATCAATAATAATGTGCAGATCTGCATCCGAATATTGTGACCAATTATAATTGGATAATGAGCCGGTCAGTGTAATATCTAATATTTCAACCTCTTCAAGCTCTAGAGAATCCCAAAAATCTTGAGCAATTTGTAGCATGTTGTCTCTTGCATCGGGATTTATTTTATCATCCTCTTCGGTCCAAACTTTTCTATTAAAATCGTCTTGCAATTCAAAACTAGAAAGATCAATATCCAGAGGTGCCACTTCTTCCAGTAAATAGTTTTTCCAATTATTTACCAATAAATCTGATTCTATAAAATTACTTTCTTCTATGCCGCTAAATGTTAAGCGCCAATTGTCAAATACTGTTTTCATGTTATAATTAGTTTTTCTGTTTAGAATCTGCAACAATTCTTTTCATTGTTGCCAAAAGATCTGAAAAATCCACCACTCCAAATCCGTCCTGAATCATCATTGAGAGAAAGGTGGTTTTGATTAGCTCGGGAGCGAAATTGTTGACTGCATATCTAATTTGGCTTTTCCCTTGAACGCTGATAAATGGTGCATAGAGTTGCATTAGTTTATAATTTTGTTCTATTAAGTCTGTATTTTCGCCAATTGTTTTATAAGCCTTAAGATTAGAGTCAATTTTTTGACAGTAGCCGATAACTTCGGAAATAGTATAACTTTTTTCCTCCGACAAAAATGGCAATCTTTTAGCAATAGTTGGAAGCCCGACGCCTTGGACGCCTTTAAGGTTATCGGATATATCGCCCGTAATTGCTCTGGCTAGTGCAAAATTTACTGGATGGATTCCATAGTCTTTAGTTATAGAGTGTTTATTTACAATTTGTTTTTGAATTGGTCGCAAAATTACAGTTTCGCCATCGCAAAGCTGAAAGAAGTCTTTATCGGAAGATACAATAACTTTTTGCCACCCCTTATACTCGGGCATTTGCGCTACAAGGCTAATGATATCGTCTGCCTCAACAGAAGGTAACATAAGCTGAATAATGGGTAGTTGATTTAAATATTCTATTAATCTGGTCTGTTGCCAAATTTTGTTTTCCAATTCTTCGTTTTCAGATAAATTTCTTATATCTCTATTGAGGCGAATTGGTTTTCTTCCTTCTTTGTAATTTTTATTATGTGATTTTCTTCGTTGGCTTCCGCCCTCTCCATCCCAACAAATAACAATTTCATCTGGCTTTGTGTCTCGCACAAGCTTTTGCATGATTTTTATAAATCCCTTAACGCCACCAATTGGTTGCCCATTGGTAGACAAACTAGGGTCCACAATATAGGCTCTAAAATACATATTTAGAGCATCAATAATTAACAATCGTTTCATTTTTTTGCTGGATAGTAGTCGATTAGTTCTTTTTCGATCTGTGTCTTCAAAAAGCTTTCAAGTATCTTATGGTACTGGAATCCCCAGCCCAATAGTTCCCACATAGCCGGAATCTTTCTTTCTTTTTCTTCGTTAAAATAAGGAGAGTGTTTTTTATGCAATATTGCTTGCTCTGGAATACCATTATCGTATTTAACGAGCAAATCACCAACGCGAAATTTAATTTTTTTCTTACTCATAGGTTATAATATCCGACTTCTTCTTCATTGATAGAATAAATTACTTTTTTAACGCCGACATGCTTCAAAATAGCTTCGCACATTTCACACGGCTTCGACATTCTTAGTTCGCCTCTTTTGCCAATTCTAGATACATATATGACAGAGCCTTTGGTCACAGATCTGTCAATGCCAAGCACGCAACCAAGTTCGGCATGGTGTGTAGTGTGCCCACAATCTCTCTTTCTAAATCGTTTTCCAAACCTAGCATGACTGTTCTTATTGGTTGCGCTATTAATGATATTGGATCCTTTTACAAGCACTGCGCCGTGTCTATAGTCTTTAGAGTCGGATGACGTGGCTATATTTTTAGCCAACGATATGAACCTTTGTGTTCGTTTAGAATTTTTAATCTTTTCGTGTTTCATAGATAGCAAAGCCTCCAACTATATTTTACTATAGTTGGAGGCTCCTGTCAAGTATTTAAATACAATTTACACTTACTTGACAATTAGCGGGTGTGCCGATGGCGATGCTGGCGGTGTTGATGCGCACGGGGGTGTTGGCGCGGGGGTGGGCGACCAGCTACGTATCTTACGTGAGTATTGGGATGATGCCCAAAGTGAGTGGTTGGTACCACTCTAAGCACCCAATGTGCACGTACCCAGCCATGCGGACCCCAATGACCATCGAGCCATACCCAAGCACGCACATTTACATGTGCAGGCGGTGGTGGAGCCGTTACTGCTGGTCGCACGGGGTGTGCATGCGCTGATGCAACACATCCAGTATTTGCCGACAGCAAGAGTGCAGCAAAAATCATGATTGTAGATCTCATCTTATCTCCTTTCTAAATTAGACGTATTATAACTAGTAATATTCATTATAATATTATTTATTTCGCTTTTTCTTTTTAGCAAGAGTTACAAAATCTGGATGCCAATACTTGACTTGAAATTTATTGTACCCTTTGCCATATCTTTTAATCTTCACAAGAAGATCCGCACGATTTGTCGCCAGATCCGCCGATTTGTCACCAGAAATAAGCGACTCTTTTCTTTCTGCGGCTTCTTCGTATGTATCAAAGATGCCTGAACGTTTCCAAACTTTATTCTTTTTTTCAGTAGACATTATATTCCTTCTTCTCCATAAAATTCTTCTGCATCTCCTTCGCGTTTATCAAATTTCATAATTACTTCTTCGTCCATGATGTCTAAAACGTTTGCACGAAATTCTTCATCTGATAGCTTTTCAGCCCATTTGCTTGCCTGGAATTTACTTCCAATTGGTTCGCCCTGTTTGTCTAGAAGTGTGTACCATGCTCCAGTACGCAACAGTCTGTCGGATGATCCAATAGCGTCGAACCATGATTCTTCGTCTTGCACGCCAATTTCAGATCCCCATAAGATTCTAAAATTACATTGTCTTCCTTGTGTCCCAAAGCGTGATTTTTCTAATTTAACCTTAACTTCGGACCCAATTCGAAAGCCCTTATCATCAAGAACAAAACTAGCCTTTGCTTTTCTCCCTGTTAGCCAAATACGCAATGAATACGCATATATCATTGCTTTGCCGCCCGGTGTCATATAGGGCGTGGTCATCGCTTCCGAAGGAGAGCGAGTAATATTAGTCTTAAGCTGGTTCAAAACTAAGAAAGTTGATTGCGAGTTTGCAATTGGAACTGTTAATTTGGACATGCCTTTAGCTAAGATTCGTGCTTTCACAGCCATAGATGATAGTGGGTTAAAATCGCCCTCTATATCCGATATTGCCGGTGTCAGCGCTAAAGAATCCCAAATGAACAGCATGCGATTATCATTACTGCCCAATAATTCTTCTACAGTCTCCAAAACAAACTCAACAGATGTAGCTTGAATATACAATAAATCGTCTAGTTCGCATCCTGCTCTTTCCAAAAATGAAGGATCAATTGCAGATTCGCTATCAAAATAAATTACATCAATTCCCATTTTTTGAGCATTGGCAGCTATTTGTGCCGCCATATAACTTTTACCTGTCGCCTCTAAGCCTGCAATTTCTACTGTTTTTCCTAGCGGAATACCAGCAAGCTTGCCACGACACACAATCGAATCAAGCCATCTGGAGCCAGTGGGAATCCAGTCTATTACTTCTGTGGGGTTATCTTCTTTTAAATTGTGTGCTACTTCTTGCCCAGCCCTTTTATTAATAAGTGAGCGCATGTCTGCTATGCTCAATTTTCCAGGCTTTGAAGTGTTCTTTGCCATTCTCATTATATCCTCGATGTTAAAAATGTGAGGCACCTATTAGAAACTTTTGTTTGTTTCCGTCCCCGTGCCTCCCTGCGGGATCTTGGCATACTACTATTAAGCGCCCATTAGTTCATTAAAGGCGGCATCTACACTAGTCGGTTCATCAGTAGTAGCACTGTATTTAACCGTTTCACTAGACTCATTCTCGGTGCCTTCTTCGTCAAGAAGATATGCATCAAGCATAGTACCCACCTCATCAGGTGTTTTACGCTCAAACATCGTATCAATGTCAGGAATGTTTTCCAACAGTTCTGCGCATCGATCAGGACCACCTACGGCATCGTCACATAACGGCGAGGGACGACGACGAGGAGTCAACTTTGTTTGCGGGAATGACGCGCCTTGGGGCTTGCCATAGTGCAGCACAAGATCGGTTCCTGTGTCTGGTTCAGTAATATCGCCATATTCCGGGTTAAGCACAAGATTAATCAACTGTTCGTAAACCATCTTGCCAAATCCCCAAATACGGACTCCCTTATGTTCTTCTCCGCGAACAATTACCGGAGCAAAAAACCGTTGGCGTGCCATAAGGCTTTTCGCCATCTTAATGCTCTCTTCGGTGCCTTCCTTAAAAAGCTTACGAACAAAGTCATCAAGCGGATCATCTTCTCCGAAATTCTTCTTGGGACTTAGGAAACCTGCGTTGTCTCCTACATTATAATGAAACCAGAAATCCTTGAAAGGATCTCCATCATTGTTGGGAACAATACGGATTGTTTGCTCCCCATCTTGTGGACGCCAAAACTGCGACCCATTACCACCGCTTCCACGGCTTTCCAAAGCAGCTTTACGCTGCCTCATTTTATTCATATCAATTGCCATTTTTTTCTCCTTATTGTGGCTGGCTTGCCTAGAGTCAAAGTAATAAATTTCTTACTTCGCTATCTTTAATATAGCCTATGTTATAAGCGTTGTCAAGCTTTTTTTTCATTTTTTTTCATTTTTTTTAGAAAGGCATAAGAAAATATGAGGTATCATCATAACACCAACAATCAAGTTCTTGATCTACTTCATAATCATAATAACCCACCATCATACACATTAGTCTACAATGCCCGAGTGCTTTTCCTTGATCAACACCTTTTTCATAACTACTACTTGCTACAGTAAATAGTGCCACACTAAGTGCTACAACCAAAATTAAATATTTAAATATAGTCATATATCTTGCGAAAAAGGCACGGATTCTTTGTAGTATTTTTTTCAACATTTTTACTCCTGAATGTCTTGGGATAATGCAATTATATATGCATAATTTTGTTCGTACTGCGTAGAATAAATTCCCAAGCTTGTCTTTATTGTTCCGTTTTCTGACCTTTGTTTAACATTTTCTATGCAATTGCTAAACAGTGTCCTATCTGTCTCAACTTGTTGTTTATTGATAGCATAAATATAACATTTTTCTTTGGTCTTGGCAAGTGAAAATAAATATTTTTCTTCATTAGACTCAATGTCTAATATGCCAATTGTAGAAATCCTAGTAGTATCATATGATTCAGAATATGAATCATAAACAGGCTTATTGTGCATATAAACATTAAGCATGTGCATCGTGTTGGCAATAAAAGCATTGATCTTATCATAATACTCAATTATTGTTAAATCTCCTAATAATTTCTGTACAAGTAGATTATTGACCAAATATACATTTTTAAAAACACCGCTTCTTGCATATTCCTGTAAAACATTATATACCACTTTTTCATGTTGTCGTTCAACTATTCCCAACAACTCTATATCGGGCTTAATATACAAAATATTGATTTTTTTGTTTTTTAAGAATGTTAAAATTCTTAACGCCATGGCAGATATGTATCCTGCACCACAGCAGATAAATAAAATATTATCGCTAGCATTTACAAAAAAATCATCAAAATCGGGACAATTTTGTTCATATTCTTCTGGATGGTTTTCTGACGATATTGAATAAGTATATACGT